TCGGCGGCGGTCTGCTGGATGTGGGCGCGGAGGTAAACCCCGCCGATATCCTCGGCGCTGGCCTCGATGCCGTCGTAGACCGTGCCCGTTCCGATGCGACTGTGCCACTCGTGCTGTACCTTGCCCTCGCCGTTGACCTGCTTGGCGCAGACCGCAAACTTGAGGCTGCCTTTGTATGTGAGGGCGCCCTTGCCGACCAGCCAGTCAAACTCGATACCATCGCTGTCAGCGATGATGCTGTCGATGGGGTACTCGTTCGGCTGCTTGGCCGAGTTTTCGGTGCAGACCTTCCATGCAAAGCCCACAGCGAGGTCATTTCCGTCCACGATTCTGCCGTTGATGCGGAAATGCTTCCGGGCCACATTATGCTCACCGGCCACGCCGAAGGAGCGCTCGCTCTCGGGCACTGTAATTTCTCGTGTCTCGGCGTTGATTACGATTGGTTCTGCCATGGTTTCACCTCTTATCAATAATAGGCAAGAATAAAGCGAACGCTCGCATCGGACGCGCATTGCGCCCAATACTGGCTCCCGCTGTTTATGCCCGCGCCCTGCAAAATGTTGTCAGAGGCATACTGACTCCCGGCATATTGAACGCCAACCAGTGTACCGCCACTGAAATTGAAGAGGTTTTGCCCTCCATGGCAGCTTTGCCATACCTCTGTCACTTGGATGCCCTTCGCCGATACCATTCCGCCCCCTGCATGGTATCCTTCCGGGATAGTTACCACACCGCCCGGCGTAATCGTTGCGCTCCATCCGCTGCGGTCCGGCATGCTACCGCCGAATCCCAGACCGTTTTGGCTGGATGCGCTCACGCCGCTCAACAGATGCTCGGCCTGTGCGTTGCCGAGGTTGGTTGCCGCCACGCCGAGACCTCCCTCGGTGTAGCCGTCCTGCTTGTACATCTTGAGCTTGCCG